GGATTTCCACCAATCTCCGTCGTCAATCTCACCAATAGTCTTCGTCTACATGCAAGGAAGTACAGGAAAGTTGTTCCGCCTGGGAGTCAAACTCTCAAGGCGGCAACTGACTACGTATCTTCATTGTATCCAAAGACGAGAGGTCCGGAATTTCTTTACGGAAGAGGTCCGGTTGTCGATGAAACTAGCCTTCAACAATTACGTCATTTGGCTAGCTCGCTGTTGTCGAACAGTATCAAACGGAAGTCTAGCCCTGGAGTTCCTCTTCTTAATCTTGGACACGCCACGAATGGAGCTCTCCTTGACAACACTGGGCCACTGATAGTGGACCTGGTGGTTGCGAGGATTAATTTATTATTGTGTACAGAATATGAGCAGGTTGCGTGCCTGGACGGACTCGATAGAGTCCGTGCCGGGTTCGTTGACCCTTACTCATTGTTTATTAAGCAGGAACCTCATAAGCTAAAGAAAATAGAAGATGGGCTGTTGCGGTTGATATCCTCAGCAGCCCTCGTGGACCAAGTGATAACCAAGATATTGTCACTGTTCCAGAATGAAGCCGAAATAAATACCTATCAATCGTTAACCTCTGCCCCTGGCATGGGTCTTACGAGAGATGGTGTTTCCACCGTCTTCACGAAGGTGAAGTCCATGGAGAGAACCTCCGGTCAGTTGTATGAATCTGATATGGCAGGTTGGGATTGGTCTTTCCAATCTTACGAGCATGATTTTTGTTGTGAGCGGCGCATACGGTGTGCAGGATTTCTTCCTGGCACTCGTGGTCACCACTTGCTTCGGATTATCTACTTGTTTAAGAAGGATCCTGTTCTCGCAGGGCCGGATGGCACTTTGTATCAACACCCCCTAGGCATAATGGCCTCTGGAGATGCTAATACAGGTGCCGATAATTCGGCGGCCCGTACCTTCGCCGCTCATTTGGCTGGTGCTGACACTAGTTTTAATATGGGCGACGATTCCGTTGAAGCCAGGAGATTGGATGTTCCGCTTGATGAAATCAAGAAACGGTATTATGATCTTGGTCACAACTGTAAATTCATACAGATGTGCTCTTCGGAGCGCTTCACTTTTTGTTCACATGTCTTCGAGGGCGGTAGGGCGTATCCAGAGAATCTGGGTAAGACACTTACTTCCCTTCTGAATTATACAGGTGTGAGTGATCAGGATCGGCGCGAGCGGCTCGTACAGTTTTATTACGTGTACAGAGACCACCCGTGGCTAACTGAGATCAAGCACTTTGTTGAAATCGAGATGGAATATGTCGAGAATTTGGTCGATGTGAGCAAGGACTTTGTCGATCCTGATACTACGCCGTATGCACGGCTAGAGACAGGTGCATTGCCTTGCTTATTCGAGAAGCAAAATCGGGTCCCAATGGCCGCCAGGTGTATGAGCGAGAGCTACTTGCCTGGGGGTTACCCCAAAACGCTAGATTTGCGTGCTAATAAGAATGCCGAGAGACTGCACGGAGGTTTCCGAGATAGTTCGAGCGCTAAGCGCTCTGTTCGTATCGGACGTAGGGATGTACAGTCCATTAGTCATGATGTATCTGATACAATGACAAACAAGAACAAGAAGGCCTCTAAGGCAAACACTCAGGTGGTAGTGTATAGACCACCTAAACAGAATAACAAGCAGGTTGTTGTTAGATCTGTTGCTCCTAAGAAGAGCAAGAAGAAGCCAATTATGGTCCCTAAGTATAGCTTGGGGGCTGGTTTGGGTCAAGCTGCTGGTGCTGTTGGCACACACCTTGGAACTATGGCAGGAGGATTCCTGTCAAAGATCCTTGGTATGGGCTCATACAGGATCAGATCTAATTCCTTGATGGACGGAGCGCAAGTTCCCGTCATGCATTCGAGTAATGAGATGATTACCGTTCGACACCGTGAATTAGTCACGGAGCTTATTGGTAGTAACAACTTCCCCAATCCCAACATTCTCACTCTAGGGATAAATCCTGGTTTGGTTGGTACGTTTCCGTGGTTATCCACAGTAGCGTCGTCATTCCAGGAATATAAATTCCTTGGTTTGGTGTTTGAATTCGTTAGTGATGTTACAGCGTTCACTCCTGCCACTGGAGCCCCTGCGGGTTTCGTGACACTTGCGACGCAGTACAGATCTGATCAGGGTCCTTACGCCAATAGGATTG